CGACCTCAACTCGTTCAATGCCGCGGTGAAGCGGACACCCGGGGCGAAGTCCGTCACCCTCAAGACGCTGTCGGGGGGCGCGGAGAAGGTGCTGGAGGCGTTCGGGTTCAAGGTGAAACGCCTCCCGAACGGCAAGGTGTCGGTCACCGCGAAGACCGGGGGCGCGCTCAGCCAGATCGGGAGCGTCTCCGCGGCGATCTCCAACCTGAACGGGAAGACCGCGACGACCTACGTCATCACGAAGACGTCCACCTCCAACGCAGGGAACGTCTTCCACGAGGGCGGCAAGTACGCGGGTGGTGGCCTGGTGCGCCGCTACGCCGACGGCGGGTCGATCGAGGGCGGCTCCGGCACCCAGGACGATGTAGCCCTGCTCGCGATGGGCGGAGAGTTCATCGTCAACAAACGGCAGACCAGTAAGTACCGGTCGCTGCTGGAGGCGATCAACGACGACAAGGTTCCGCACTTCGCAAAGGGCGGCCTCACCGCAGCGGAGAAGAGCGCCCGCTCTGCACTGTCCGGCGGGTTCGGCATCTCTCACTTCGGCCGGATGGCCGGCTACCACACGACACCGTTCGAGCGGTCGCTTGGGAGCCCTGCCGATCTGGGCAGTCTGACGCAGGCGCTGAATGAGGCCGCCGGCCAGATCCGGGCCGCGTTCCATGGCCGCACCGAGGCGCGTTTGGAGAAGGAACTCGACTCGGTCGGGAAGTCCCTGATCCGGTACGACAAGCAGCTGTCCAGCGTCACCCGCAGCCTCGACAGCGCGAAGACGAAACTCGACGGGCTGAAGAACTCGGCGTCCCAGCTGTCGGACAGCGTCAAGGGCAACGTCCTGTCGTCGTCGAGCATCACCCAGGGCGTCTCTGCGGGGAGCACCGTCACCGTCGCTTCCCTCATGGGCGGCCTCACCCAGTCCCGGGACAAGGCGTCGGCGTTCGCGGATGCGCTGAAGGGCCTGAAGGGCAAGGGCCTATCGAAGGATCTGATTCAGCAGATCGCCGAGGCCGGTGTCAACGGCGGCGGCCTGGAGACCGCGGGCGCCCTACTGGGGGCTTCGGGGTCGGAGATCTCGTCGATCAACTCCCTTCAGGGTCAGATCGCGAAGGCGGCCTCGTCCGCGGGCTCGACCACAGCGGACGCGGTGTACGGGGCTGCGATCAAGGCACAGGAGAAGCTCGTCACCTCGCTGACCAAGCAGCAGGACAAGTTGGAAAAAGCCATGTCGAATCTCGCGAAGGTCATGGAGAAGGCCCTCTCGCGTGCGGTCAAGGGGAAGGCCTCGGGCGGGATCGTCGGCGCCGCCGCGTCGGGTGGCCTGCGCGGGGGGCTGACGTGGGTGGGCGAGCACGAGCCCGAGCTCCTCGATCTGCCGGTCGGGTCGCGGGTGTGGTCCGGGCCGGACTCCCGCCGCATGGCCGGCGGAGGTGGCGGGGTGGTGCGGGTGGAACTGGAGATCCGCTCCAGCGGCTCGTCCCGCTACGACGAGTTCTTGGCCCGGGAGTTGCGTCAGTTCGTCCGCGTCCGCGGCGGCAACGTCCAAGTCGCCCTGATGGGGCGCCCGTAAGGGGAGAGAGATGCATCGCTACAAGTGCTTCAACGGGCCGATGCCCACGACCGCAGCCCAGCAGAAGGTGACGACGGGCACGGCGATCAAGACCATGCTTCAGATCGCCACCCCGGCGTCGCGGCAGATTCAGCTCATCTCGTGGGGGTTCACCCTCGACGGGGTGCCCGGGTCGGCCGGGCAGGTCGAACTGATCCAGACCGACGTCGCCGCGACCGTCACGGCGCACGTCGCTTCCGGGGTGCAGCCCCTCGACCCGAACGCGCCCGCGTCGCTGATGACGCTCTCGACAACCGGGACCGGCTACACCGCGTCGGCCGAAGGCACCGTGGCCGCGACCCGCACGTTCGACGTCAACCTCGTCCCGCCCACGGCCGGATCGACGGACATCAACTATTACTACCAGTGGATGCCGGACGAAAGGCCGATCATCTCCGTCAGCCGGTTCCTGCGCGTGCGGGCCACGTTCGGCGCCGCGGTGAACGCAACCTGCTTCGTGGTCTGGGACGAGTAGTCCATGCCGGGAGGTGTCGCAGCGCACGTGATGGGCTGGCAGCGGCGTATGCGCGTCGCGGCCGGTCCCCTCGGCGCGTCCGGGGAAGCGGGCAACGGGCAGCCAGTCACGGTCGAGCTGCTCATCAACGGCGTGTGGACGGACATCACCCCGTACGCCATGGTCCGCGACGACCAAGGGCGGATCAACCTCACCCGCGGCATCCGCGACGAAGGCAACCAGACCGAACAGGCCAGCGCCTCGATGCCGCTGAAGAACCAGGACGGCCGCTTCAGCCGCCGCAACCCGATGGGCGCCTGGTACGGGCTCCTCGTGCGTAATCAGTCGGTCAGGATCTCCGTCCCGGACGGGATGGGCGGCAAGAGCTACCGCGTGTGGGGCGAGGTCCCGAAGTGGGCGCCGTCGTGGGACCCCACAGGCGCGGACGTGTGGACGGACATCGCCGTCAACGGGATCTTGCAGCGCCTCGCGCAGGGCCCGGCACCCGAGCGCAGCGTGATCTACAACGCGGTCGCAAATCCGCTCCCCACGTCGGTAAAGGCGTACTGGCCGTGTGAGGACCCCTCGGACGCGACGACGATCGCGTCCGCGATAGTCAGCGGCTCCCCGATGACAATCTCCGGGACCCCAGCCCTCGCCTCCTACAGCGGGTTCGGGGCATCGGATCCGCTGCCCGACCTCACCAGCAGCTACCTGTCCGGAGGCGTCGCCGCCTACGACGACCCCACCGCCACACAGGTCAGATTCCTGTGCCACATCCCCGCCGCCGGACTCTCCGACGGCAAGGTGATCTGCTCGATCGACCAGGTCGACTACTCCGCAGGATCCGCACAGTTCTGGGAGCTGTACTACTCGACCACCGACGCCGCCAACAGCCTCGTACTACGCACCTGCGCGAGCGACGGCACGTTCCTCGGCATCGGCCTGCCCTCCACCGTCGACGTCCGCGGACGCCTCCTGTACGTGTCGATCGAACTCCAAGAATCCGGCACCAGCATCACCCGGCAGGTCCGACTGCGGGACGTCACCTCCGGCGTCACCTACAGCGTCAACGACAGCCAGGGCCTGGTGCAGCTGACCCGCGTCACCCGGGTGCAGTTCGGGCCCGCGGCGCGCGCCGTGTCCGGGCCGGCTGGTACGGCGTTCCTGCCAGGAGTGGCGGTTGGGCATGCGACGGTGGAGAACGCGATCACGGCGATCGACGCGCTTGGGGTGCGCCTCAACCCGGTCGGTGAGAGTGCGGGGCGCCGGATTCAGCGCCTGTGCGGAGAGTCGGGGATTCCGTTCGAGTGGGTGGGCGACCTCGACGACACCGCCGACATGGGCGCGCAGCCCAAGCAGAACCCGCTCGGCGTCATCCAAGAGGCCGTCCTCGCGGACGACGGGCTGCTGTATGAGACCCCCTCGGCGCTTGGCCTCGGCTACCGCACCCGCGCTTCCCTGTACAACCAGGACCCGGCGCTGACACTGAACTACACGAGCTCTAACCTGGCTGAAGTGCCCACCCCGGTGGAGGATGACCGCTACCTCGCCAACCGCGTCACCGTCTCCGTGGGCGGCGTGACCGCGACCTACGAGGAGACGGCCGGCCCGCTGTCGACTGCACCGCCTCCGGCCGGAGTGGGCGTGTACGGGCCGAACGCGAACTCAGCGCTCGCCCTGAACCTGGCTACCTCCGATACACCAACGCTGCTGGATCAGGCTGCGTGGCGCGTCCACCTCGGCACCGTCGACGAAGCCCGCTACCCGCAGATCTCGGTGAACCTTGCGCACCCGAGCATCACCCCGGACATGCGGCGGGCTGTGCTGGGGCTGCGGATGGGCGACCGGGTCCAGGTCGTGAATCCGCCGACGTTCCTGGGGACCGACAGCATCGATCAGCTGGTCCTCGGCTTCGAGGAGTCCATCACCCACTTCGAGCACCGGCTCACGTTCACCTGCGCGCCGGCGAGCCCGTACAACTCGATCGGCTACCTCGACACGACGACAGCCCGGATCGACACCGACGGCAGCCAGCTCGCCGCAGGCCTCGACTCGACAACGACGAGCGTCACCGTGGCCACTACCTCAGGCCCGGGTTGGGTCCGGTCCGGGCAGCTCAACACGAACCGCAACTTCGAGGTGGACCTGTCCAACTGGACGGCGTCCGGCGCCACGCTCGCCCGCGTGGCCACACCCGGCCTGCCGCCGTTCGGCGGGTCGTGGTCGCTCCAGATCACCCCGGATGGCGTCTCGCAGTTCCCGAACGCGGGCTCCGAGCAGATCGCGGTGACGGTGGGCCAGCAGTACACGCTGTCGGGGTGGCTGCTGTGCGCGGTGTCCCGCAACGTCGACTTGAACGTGAACTGGTTCGACGTCTCCCACGGGTACCTGTCGACCACGGCCAACGACCAGCAAGTCGCGGCGAACACGTGGACGTTCTTCCAGCAGACGGTGACGCCACCCGGAGGCGCCGTATACGCGAACCTCTCGCCGACCGTGCCAAGTTTCCCGCCGTCCTCGAACATCTTGTACGCCGACGAGATCGTGTTCCGTCTCGCCAGCGACACCACGAACGATGACCTCCCCTTCGACATCCGCGTGGGCGGCGAGGTGATGCGGGCAGGCGTCGTAACGCCCGCAGTGCTGGACACGTTCACCCGCACCGTCGCGAACGGCTGGGGGACCGCCGACAGCGGGCAGACGTGGACCACGTCGGGCGGCTCGGCGTCCGACTACTCCACCCAGGGCACCGACGCCATGCATTCCCTGGGCGCCATCAACTCGAACCGTCACACCGTAATCCCGTCGCCGTCGGCGGACGTCGATCTGCAAATGGATGTGGCGACGAATGCTCTGGCCACGGGCGGCCCGCACTACACGCACCTCATGGCGCGCTACACCGATGTCGGCAACAACTACAACGCGCGCATCGCGTTCAACCCCGATCAGACGCTCACGCTGGTGCTGGAAAAGCGTGTCGGCGGCGCCCAAACCGATCTCGCAACCGTGCCCATCCCTGGAACCCACGCGGCGGCCGCCTATTTCACCCTCCGCTTTCAGGTGCAAGGGTCCACCCTTCGGGCCAAAGCGTGGCCGCGTGGCCAAGTCGAACCGCACATTTGGCAGGCGACCGCCACGGACACTTCACAAACGGCTGCCGGGTCGGTCGGCGTCCGCTCGATCCTCGACGCCGCCAACACCAACGTGTTGCCCGTCCAGTTCACGCACGCCGTCTTCCAACTGCTGAACCCGCAGAACTTCACCGTCGCCCGCTCCATCAACGGCGTCGTCAAAGCGCACTCCGCCGGCGAGGACGTACGGCTCGCCTATCCAACAATTCTCGCCGAGTAAGGAGGCTGTCATGCCGGAGGCCTATCCCACGCCCCTCGCAGGGCAGCGACTCGCCGCCGCACTGCTGCGGTCGATGCTGCCGCAGGTGGCCCGCAAAACTGCGGACACCTCACGTTCGGCAACAACAACAGCATCGGCTGATCCCCATTTGCAATTCTCTGTCGAAGCAAATGCCGTGTACATCATGGACGGCTGGCTCAAGTATGACGGTGATACCGCTGGCGATTTCAAATTGCAGGTGACCGCACCTTCTCAAGCGCTTGGCGAATGGATGGCACTGGGAGCCGGTAACAACGTCGTGGGCTCCA